CCTCGGTGTCGACCAGCCGCGTATGCACCCGAAGGATCTGTCGGGCCGCGTCGCTGTACCGCCACGGCGGCTCGGCCCCGAGGCCGATTACCTCATACACGTAGACGGTCGGCCCGCGAATCTCCTTGATCCGGTCGCCGCGTTTCGGCTCCACCGGCGCCGCCAGGAGCACGAGCTCCGCGGCCTCAAACAGATAGTCACGGGCCTCCGACTGCACGGTCACGCCGTACTCGTCCACCGATTCGTAGGCCGTCCGGCCGACGACGGCCGTCACCTCCACCGACGCCCCGCCCCGGTGATACGTGACGGTGACGCCGCGCGAGGATCGAACCGCCCCGGCCATCCCGGCCACGGCCTCGTCGAAAGAGCTCCCGACCATGACTCTAGAACACCACTTCCTCGGTCAGCGCGGCCGTCGTGGCGTCGCCGGCGCCGCTGCCCGTCGCCACGATGCGGACGTAGCGCTGGCAGTCCGTCGGCAGGCGGAAGCGGGCGGTCGCCAGGGCGCAGCCGACGCCGCCGGCCCCGGTCTGTTTCAGGATCTCTTTGGCGATCGTCTTGGGCGAGCCGAAAGCCACGTCGTCGTCGCACTGGACGTCGTAGATCATGGTCTTGCCGTCCGGCATTTCGGTCGTGTTCATGAGCGGCCCGGTGAGCAGCAGCTCCATCCCGGCCAGCAACGCATCCCGCACGTTCGTCGCCACCAGCGGCGTCTCCAGGTCGAAGCCGTCGGAATAGACCGGCGCCGCTCCGTTCGGGAGGGCCTTGGTGCCGATGAAGGCCTTATCCTTGAGTAGATAGTTGTCCGGACTCATCGTAGATTCTCCTTCGCTCCAGGGTCGGCCTGGAGGCCCGTTCCGTTGATCTCCGTGCCCACCCCTGCCCGCCGCCGGGCAGGCAGGTCCAATAGGTGGGCCGGTCGCTCAGTCCGAGCCGGCCTCGCGGCTCGGCTACAACGCCAGCGTCTCGACGTCCGAGATTGCCTCCGTCACGGCGATCGGAATACCGAAGGCCTCCGAGGGGAAGGGCGCCGGGGCGCCGGTCGGATTGGTCGCCGTCCGCGACGACTGAAGCTGCGCGTGGCTCCGCCGGCTCATCAGCAGGACGTCGGGCACCACGCCCACGCGGAACCTGGCCAGGAGCTTGGCGATCAGGATGTCCGTCAGCCCCTTCCCGCTCTCCGTCGTCAACTTCTTGATGCGGCCGACGCAGTCGACCGAGCCGATCTGGAGGCCGGGGTAACTCAGCAGCTCCTGGACGTAGGCCGTGAACTTGTTTATCCCGCCCGAGTCGAGAACCGACTCGACGCGCGGATCGTCCATCTCGAAGGCGCCGTCGTTGCCCCACACCCACTGCACCCGCTTCGGCCCGAACTTCACCGCCCACACGCTGGAGCACGTGCTGTCGACAGTCCCGCCGGCGTCCTCGACCATCGCCGCGGCGATGGCGTCGACCAGGCCGGGGAAACCCTTGACGTTGCCATAGGTCGCGTTCCGGCCGTAGTAGAACTGCTGGGCCAAGTCCTGGCTCGCTCCCTCCATGATCCCGCCGGCATCGAGGGTGATATACGCCTCGGCACCGTCCTCGTAGCGATCGGCGACGGCCTTGTCGCAGTTCCACCGCGGGTTCAGGATAAACGTCTCGACGAGGCGGTTTGCGTAGGCGCCCTTTTGGGTCGCCACGCCCTCGTTGGCATGACGAAACGAGCCGCCCCTCGGAACGGCGGTCCGGACGAGGGTCCGGTAATTGATCCCCTTGATTGTCCGAGCCGCCCCCAGCGTCAGCTCCGGGTGGGCCGAGCTGGCCTCGTCGATCAGGCCGACCACGGCGTCGGTGCCGTTGGCCTTTGCAATATCAAGCAGTGTCGGATATTCCATCTGTTCAACTCCTTTTCTTGCCCGCCTGCCTCCAGCAGGTAGGCAGGCGAGGATCAAACGGATGCAACCGACGGGGCGGATGCTCCGCCTTCCGTCTAATCACTCCTTCGTTTGATCGCCTTTCCTTGGGATCTTCATCCCGCCCGCCATCGCGGCGAGCTTGTCGCCGACCTTCAGCGCCAGCTCCGCCCGGCGCTTGGCCTCAGGCGAGTCGTCGGCCGGCTGGAACGAAACCGCATCTTCCTCGCCGCGGCCAGTCAGCTCGGCCACGCGGGCCTTGAGGGCCTTGATCTCCTCGGCCGCCGCCGTGGCCGCCTCCCGGAGCTCCTTGATCTGCCCGGTCAGCTCGGCGGCGTGCAGCTCTTGAGCGGCCTCGAAGCTCACGCCCTCGACGAACCAGCGCGCCCCTTTGTCGCCGAAGGCCTCGATGAATCGCTTGCCGTCGACGCAAGCTGTCAAGGGCGGGCCCTCGGCCTGGGGCGCGGCCGCTTCCTTCTTCTCCGCCCCGTCGACGCCGGCGGGCTTCTCGCCTGCCGGCTCCTGGGCGTCTGCGCCTGCCTTCGCCTTGGCCTGCGCCTCGGCCGCTGCGTTGGCCTCCGCCTCGGCCTTGGCCTTGGCCTCCCCGTCGGCCGCCGCCTTGGCCTCTGCCTCGGCCGCCGCCTTGGCCTCCGCGTCCGCGGCTTCCGCGTCCACGACTTTGTTCGTCTCGACGGTTGCGCCCGTTTTCATTTGTCCAGCTCCTAAGACCTGAATCGTCACGTTCGCGTTGTCACCCTTGGCCGCGAACTGGCTTGCCGTTTCCATGTCCGCCCCGTAAGGAGTGACGGCAACGCCGCGGAGCGGCCACTTCCGAAAAATCACCGCCCGGCCCTCGAGCGTGTACCCGTTGACCTCGGCCGTTTTGCCTTCCTCGACGTCCTCGATCTCGATCCCCTCGCCGCCCCAAAAGATGCTCGCCTCCCATGGGACTCCGGCCTTCGCCTTGCGGATCACTTCCTGGGCCCGGTCGCTGTCGCCATAGGGGACGAGGGCCCCGCTGCACACCAGGCCCGGCACGCCGTCCGGATCGGGCACCTGCTCGAACCGGTTCAGGTAGCCGATCACCTGGTCCCGGTCGTGGCAGTAGTCAACGGCGATCCGCGATTTATGAAGCGACATCCCCTCCATATCGTGAACGCAGAGGCCCCAATACCAATGCTCCATGGGCTTGCCGGTCCGCGCGAGTATCCGAATCGGGGCGCTCTTGGCGTCGTCGCCGTTGTCGCCGAGGGTGAACTCGCCGGCCTCAAATCGGCAGGCGGCCGTGGGCACCTCGCGGAAGCGGCCCGTCTCCTCGTCCTTCTTCTTGCCCGTGGCCGGCTCGAAGCGGATGTACTTGATCTTGTGGTCCGCCAGCCACTTCTTCGCCTCCGCGACCGTGTACTTGTCCGCGTCGAAGCGAATCGCCTGGAGCTCGGTCTTTTCCTCCCGCGTGATCCCCCAAATGGCGTGAATGCCATCGCCGAACTTGTCGTTTTCCCGCGAGAAGCGGACGTACTTGCTCGGCGATTCGATCCGGGCGGAATGTTCGTTCGGATACGGCATGGCTCATCCCTTCTCCGGGGCGATCTCGTCAATCTGGACATTCGCCGGCGTGACTCTCGTCGGCAGCCCCAGTTCATCCAGCACCTTGTTCTCCGCCGCCAGCTCGCGGGCGAGCGACCCGAAGTCGAGGCCCTGCCTTCGCAAGACCCGCGTCCGGCTGGACAGGGCCGCCCCGATCGCCTGCACATCGGCGTTGACCTCCTTGAGCGGGTCGATCCAGGGGATCCCCCGTGGGATCCATTCCCAGCGGAGCCGTTCCACCGGGATGTCGGCCGGCAGCTCGAGGACGCCGTCCTGGACGAACGCCCTCAGCCGCCACGCCGTTATATCATTCAGCAGCATCCGCACGTCGCCGCGCTTCACTTCGGCCGACTGCTCGTACTGCAAGAGGGCCTGGCGGGATCCGGAATAGTTGGTAAAGGACTCGTCGAAAAATGAATACGGAAGGTCCAAGGCTTTGAGGCCGGCCGCGATTACCTTCTGGAGGAAGGCTCCAAATTCCGGCGCCGGCGTCTTGCTCTCCAGCCATTCCGCCTTCTCGTCGATCTCGAGATCCAACTGCACCGGCCCCCTGCCGAAGTCGACTTCCTGCTCGCTGTCCTCGCGGCCGTCCCTGTCCGAATCGGAGCCCGTCGTTTGGGCAGCAACGGCCTCCACGGTGTTGCGGTAGAAGATCAGGCCAAAGAGCTGTGCGACCTTCATCTTCGCCAGGGCATAGTCGGTGGCCTCGTAAACGTCCTGAAAGGCATTGATCGCGCCGGCAAGCGGGGAGATCCCGCGGACCTGATCGAAGCGATCGAAGAATCCGTGATGGACAACAAATCCCGCCCGGAGGAATCGCTCGAACTTGTAACTTCCCACCGGCGTCCGTTTGCAGACACAGTACGCCTCGGCCGCCCCGTGCGAATCGGTCTGGACGCCGTGCGTCAGCTTGGACGCCTTGAGCCCCCTTGGGACTCCGCTACTCGGCGTCTGGATCCGGTCGCCCTCGATCGCCTGGAGCCGCCCGTCGGACAGCTTGAGCAGGAACACATCGCCGTCGATCGTTCGGCACTCCTCCAGCAGGCGGATCATCCGGGGCAGGCTGTGCCGCTTGGCGACGTCGCAGTTCCGCGGCCGCGACCACCACTCCATCAGCTCCTCGATCCGATCGTTGAGCTCCTCATTCCCCGTCCGCGACTGGAACGAAAAACTGGAGACGTAGTCGAGGTGCTTTCGGATCGCCCATGCGCAGATGGTGAGGTTGCGCCGGAGATCCCGAACGGAGCCGAGCAGCTTCTTCCGGTCGCGCGGTGAAAGCTGGGCATCCTCGCCCAAGAGGCCCGTCTTGGGCGGCTTGCGCCGGTGCTTATCGACCACGGCATCGTAGCCGAACGCGGTCGTGACTGGCCCCTTGCCGGCCGGCCCGGCTACCAGTTTCTCGGCAGGCCACGGCTCGCCGCCCGTGAATGTATCGGCCGTAATGAGGTCGGTGTGTACCATCGGCTAGAATCGGTCCAGGCGAATGCCAGCCGCCCGCGGCCTCTTGCCTCGTTCCACGGCGACTTTCCGCCGCCAGTACTCCAAGCGCTGCTCGAGGTCGCCGTAAGAGACCGCCTGGCCGTCGACCGTGACCTGCTTGACGCCGGCGTTGGCCTCTAGCAGCGCCTCGTACTTGCTGACCATCTTCTCCGCGAACGTCTCCGCCATGGATCTCCCCCCGGAAAAAAAGCCCCGCCTCCACACCGCGCGGTGAAGGTGGGGCTTTAGTTCGCTAGGAACTCAGGCCTGGCCTGGCCTGTTTCCAGGGTTCGGCTTCTTCTCTGCTTACGTCATCTCTGCTTACGTCATCCGGCAGACCCTTTCGTGGGTTTCGGCTCTTGCTCTGCCTTGACGATACGCGCAGCGGGCAGCGCCTGGCAAGGTCAGACAGAAAAAATCGGCTACGGCGTAGCCTATTTTTTCCCGGACCGATCCTCGTAAGACCGGTCGATTCGCACCTGGCCGCAGTCGAGACAGCGGGTCCACCGGCGAATGATGTGGCTGAATCGCCGGCCTTCATACTCGCCGGCAAACGCCTGCGTCGTCGTCTTGAAGTACCGCTCCCGGCGCTCGCTCTGGCACACCGGGCACCGCGACGCGACGAGCGTAATCGTCACCGCCGGCTTTTTTTTCGCCGCCTTCTTTTTCGTGGTCTTGCTTCCCATCAGATCCGTCTCCCTACATTTTTAGGTACTTGGCCTTTTTCCGCGACCCCCGGGCCCCTCTTTTCCTGGACAGCCCTTCGTCAGTCGGCAGCCCCAGCGTCGAGGCCGCCGCCGCGCACCCGACGAGGCAGTCGCGCCAGTGATTGTCCGGCCGGCTCGCCCGCTGTCGCCATTCGTAGACCTTCCGCCCTCGGCCCTCCGTCAAGATGAAGTACTCCCCGAGAAGGTGATCGGCAAGCAACCGGTGAACTTGCGGGTTCCTTCCGAACAGGCTCATGCAGCCGGGGTCCCCCATCGGTATTACCAGCCTGGCGTGCACAAAGCTCTTCCAGTGATTCGTGTCGATGTGAACGGTCCGCAGCACCCGCTTGCCCGCGGCTGAGGGGATCCACCAGTACTGGCCGATCGTGTCGCCCTTGCCGCGCCTATACTCGGCGATCGGCCGATTCACCGCCCCGACTCCCTGGCCTCGCGACGGCCATATCGCGGCCCCCCGACCGGAACGCCGCACGACGTTGTAGATCACTTCCGGCATGTAGCCCGAATCGACGAGGCACCGGTCGACGCGAAAGAGCGTCCCGTCCTCCCGCCGAAATTCCCGGTCGAGCTGCGCGGCCAAGAGCTGCATCAGACCCGCCGTCACCGCCGCCCCGCGCCCGGTTCCGGGGAAGGCGCGACCGAGCGTCCGGCTACTATCGCGGAGCGTGAAGTAGGCCCGCCG